GTATCAACGATTTTTCCAGAAGGGACAAAGTCCAAAACGACACTTGTTCAATGTGTTTTGAAAAATGGTTTTGTAATTACGGAGTCAAGCGCATGTGTGGACCCGAACAACTACAGTGAAAAAATTGGGGCAGAAGCCTGTATGGAAAAAATCAAGGATAAAATCTGGTTTCTTATGGGGTTTCTTCTTCAATCCGCTGTTTATGGGTTTAATCAAAATGATATTTTTTTTCCAGTTCTGGAAAGAACCTGATTTAGAGATGGAAGAATCGGATTTGGATCAGGAAAAAGGATGTGCCGGAGCCTCTTGTATGACCCAGGAAAAGCCAGTCTGTCACATAGTAGACGCTTTGAAGAGGATGGATTCGCCATTAAAAGAATATGTCAGCCTTTTTGATACACCCGAAGGCTTGGCACATGGCGTTCTTTTTGAAATTCAATCAGATCCGGTTGGGCAGGTGGGAGTCGATGGATGCCAGCCCCCAGAGATTATTGAATATGCAAAATGCCTGGTTGAATCCCTTAATGCTCGTTTCCCCTGCCGGGAGAATGCCTTAACCATTACTAAACTTGAAGAGGCAATGGCATGGCAAGAAAAGAGAACCAAGAACCGGGTCAAAGCAGGTGTCGAAGGTTTCAACCAACCGATTCAAGAAGGATAAAAATTGAAATTTAAAACAAAAAAGTAACAAGGAGCATGAACGATGTCAACTTATACAGCAGGCAATCTTGTCGATCTTTTAGGACAACAACTACATGACGTAGGCCAGGATATTTGGTCGGAATCGTTATTATTGTCTTATTTGTCGGAAGCTCAGAACCAAATTGCATCACTCAGGCCAGATGCCACAGGGGTTACTGGACCTTTTGTCCTTGCTCAATCTGCAAAGCAAGAGATTCCTGCGGGGGGTGTCCGGTTTATAGATTGCGTAAGGAATTTAGGAATAGACGGGGCAGTGCCCGGTAGACATATCAAAAAAATATCCAGAAATGAGATTGATGGATATTACCCTACATGGACATCGGATGAATCAGCGACAGAGGTTAAACGGTATATTTTTGATCCAACTACACCTAAAGTCTTTTGGGTCTATCCAACGCCGAGCATTGGAACCTTAAATGTTGAGTTGTCTTATTCTAAGGCACCAGTACAATTGACAGTCACTACGGATTCTATCGGGGTCGATGATATTTATATCTCACCATTATTGGAATGGGTCATGTACAGATGCATGTCTATGGAAGCGGAAGGGGCAAACGCGTCGGTTGCACAGGCCCATATGCAAACTTTTTATAATGCCCTACGGGCTAAAATAAGCACGGATACCAAGATAGCTGAAATCGAGAGGTAACACATGACAACATTGGCTACGTACTACCCCTTTATTGTCCCTGATTTGCCGAAATGCCCAGAGATTGCCATCGACATTGAGCTTATTCGGGTGGCAAATGAATATTGTAATGACGGATGGGTGTATAGGCATGAGGCGGAAGTGTCTATTTCGGTGGGAGACCAAGAAAAAGAAGTGAGCCTTCCCGATGGTACGCAATTGGTCGGGATTGTAACTGCCGAAGTTAACGATAGTGAATTCTTGGATATTTCGGTAACAGGGGATTCTATCCTTTTGGATAATGTTGCGACACTGGATTTTGATATCGAGTTGGTACTTGCAGTCAAGCCCGCGTTAACTGCCACAACCTTGCCTGATTTTTTATTAAGGGATCATCTTGATGCGATTGTGACCGGAGTTAAAAGGCGGTTGTTCCTTTCCCCTGGAAAATCTTGGACCAATGCAGAATTGGCCATGTATTATGAAAAACAATATATGGACTATGTGGGATCGCGGGCGGCTGAATCTTTCCAGAACGGCACATCGACAAAGAAAAGAATAGACCGGAGAATGGGAATTTGATTAATATTAGCGGCTTTAAGGGAGAAATCCCCAGGCTTTCAGATAAGTTGTTGCCTGAAAATTATGCGGCCAGTGCTATTAATTGCAACCTTGAATCCGGTAATATTCAGCCGGTTAAAGGGTCAACTGCCATCCAGGATGTTGGGGCGGCAATAACAACTATTTTCAGGATGGATGATTCCTTTTTGCAATGGGATGAAAATGTGAGCGTGGTAAAAGCTCTTGTTGCAGATTCAGGAGACAGAATTTTATTTACCGGGGCCGGGTATCCTAAAGAAACAAATGCTGCTTTGTCGTTGGTTTCTTCTCCTTTCCCGACGAATGTCCGGCGTTTGGGTATTCCGGCCCCTACAAACGCCTTAACCGTCGCTTTAATTGGCACGCCGGGGGATGATGTTGTCCACGCCTCCTCTTATGTTTACACGATTGTTGGTAAATGGGCCGATGGCAGCGAGGTTGAATCTGGCCCGTCTTCCCCTACGGCTGTCTTTGATGTTTATGGGGGCATTACCCCCAGGTTGACCGGGTTTACTGATGCCACAGCGGATGGAGCGTATACCACTCATTCCAGGATATACAGGTTGAATTCCGGCAATGTCGGGGCAGAGTACCAATATGTTGATGAAATGGCGGTTGCTACAACTCAATATGACGATGAAAAGACCGATGATGACCTGGGAGAAGTTTTGCCCACGGTGGGATGGACTTCACCTGATGCAGCCCTTTCGGGATTAGTTGCCACATCACATGGCCTTGTCTTTGGGTTTGTGGGGAATACCATTTATCCTTCTGAGATTTTTATTCCTTACGCTTTCCCGGCTGAATACAGCCTTGTGACTGAATCCGATATTGTGGGCCTTGGGTACACGGGGAGCCTTGTCGTTGTTCTCACCCAGACAGTCCCATATATGTTGATAGGCCAAGACCCTGAGACATTGTCTTTGCGTCGGTTGGGATATCAACAAAAGTGCGTTTCTGCCCGGTCCATCGTTAATGTCCCCGGTGGTGTCATGTATGCCAGCCCAGATGGTCTTTATCTTATCAATGAAGCGGGCCTGGGTTTATTGGTCACGGAAAAAATATTCACAAAGAATCAATGGAAAGCTCTTTCTCCTGAGAACCTGTTTGGGGTTTATTATAACGAATATTATATAGGTTTCTTCTCTGGCACAACGTCAGGGTTTTCCCTCCATTTGGAAACCGGAGAATATCAGGCGATCACGTCGGCACAAAATGTTTATGGCGGGGCCTATTCTTCCGACGCAGATCTTTTATATCTGATCCAGACGAAAGATGCTGTCAGAGAGATAGTTTCTTATAGGACCGGATCAAATGTCGATTATACCTGGATATCAAAAGTCTTTGAATTCCGATCCCGGCAAATTTTTACGGCAGGCAAGGTCCAGGGAGCTTTTGCGGCGGGGAACGTTACTCTTAGTTTCTACGTTGATGGTGTTCTGGATACATCCAAAGTTATCGGTGATGACAACCTTTTTAGGGTAAATCTTAAAGGGGGTACTTCTTTCCAAATAAAGGCAGTAGGAAAAGCGACAATTGACCAGATATTAATAGGTCGCTCTGTATCTGAAGTCACAAAGGGGGCATAATGGCTGATCCTAATATCCCGAATATTCCTTTTTCGGTGAGCCCAGACCAAACCCAATTTTTTACCGCAGTAAAGACATGCCTTGAAGCATTATCCGGACAAGGCAGAAACACTGACGGAAATCGTGCCTTAAGAATATCAGAACTCGAAAGCCTGGGCATAGATGTAGGTCAGTTTTTACGGAGTTCAAAGAAAACCCCATACGCCATAATCCCTTCTTCTTCTGGTTCTATGGATACGCCAAATCCTCCTAAAAATTTAACAGCGGCAACAGGAGCTTTCGTTCACGCCCTTAATTGGACTAACCCGGCGGATGAAATTGTTTCTCATGTTGAGATTTGGGCGGCGGAGGCAAGTCAGGATAGAACCGATGCTCAAAGAATTGGTATTTTTACCGTCACTGAAGCGATAAGGGCCGGGGCAGGCCTTTTTAAACATTCCGGCTTTGACGTTACCAGCGATTTCACTTATTGGATAAGATCGGTTTCTTATGCGGGGAAACATTCTGTATGGTGTCCTCCTGAGATCCAAGGTGGGTATGTGGTCCCTGGGGAAGATTCGGTGCAGGAAACGGTTACAAAACTTCTTGCCGTCTTGACCGGGGAAATAACAGAAAGCCAGCTTTATGCGGATCTTTCTACCAGAATCGATTTGATAGATGCCGATTCCACGGGTCTTGTCACTAGGGTCGCGACATTACGGGAGGAAGTCGAAACAGCAGAAACGGGCTTGCTGGATAGATTGTCTGCCGTGGAAGTGGATCTCGGCAGTATCGGTGATTTTGAGACAAATACGGCATACTCTCTTAATGATCTTGTCTCTTATGAAAGCAAAATTTATAAATGTATTGTGACCACGACGGCTCCTTCCCCCTTGCCGACGGACACAGATTATTGGAAAAAAGTAGGAGAGTCCTCTACTTTGGCCGAGAATCTTGCGAATAATGCAATTGGGATAGAGTCTCTTGATATCAGAGTTACGGATAATGAAGGGGGTATCTCGGTTAGCTCCGGCAAGATTACTGCTTTAGAATCCACCGTCAACGACCCGACGACCGGGGTTGATGCTACAGCCACAGGATTGTCAAGTCTTGATACGAGGGTAGAAGATACGGAGGATGGCCTTGTTTCTCAGGCTGGATTGATAGATACGGTCTATGCTGACGCAAAGTCATATGCAGACGAAAAGGCTCTTCTTGTTTATGAGATAGATCCAGATGAGCCAGTTAACTTATCAACAGATATTGATGGGGCGGACGCGTGGATATTCAGTTTAGAGGATGCCATGGCGGATGGGGCGCTTGTTTATATTGAATATGAGGGAGACGGTGTTCTTGATGTCAATTTTAACGGTGAAGACCTTACCACCGCAAAGATTTCAACCACGTCAAACTATGGTGATGTTACTGATGCTCAAGTCTTTTCGGGTGAGATAGAATCGACTGAAATAATTGATCTTTCTCAAGAAATTGGCAGTGGAGCCTTTAATTATGGGGGAATACAGTAATGACCTGGTTATCGCTTCCGTCTAAATCCCTTGCACAAGGAGTAGATGCAAACACTCTTAAGGTTTGGTCAACAGGCGATATTCCCGCAACAATAAAAAAAATAAAAATATTTGCGTCTAAAGAGGCAGGCATTTTAAACCGGACAGTAATGCCGGACGGGACGCTTTCTCCGGTTGTCCAAGCGTCGTCAATGGCGTATGTTCTGTCAGAGTCGCGGGCGAGGGTAGCTGAAAATTCTGCGATTGCAGGGGAAATAACCGTAGTAAAGGCTGCGGTTAATAGCAATGTGGCGGATATCGTTTCTGAGACAGCGGCCAGGGTTTCTGCGGATTCCGCTATGGCTTTCGATATAACCGCCCTGGAAAGTACCGTCAACGATGCAGAGACTGGCGTGGCTGTGACCGCAAATGGTCTGGAGTCTTTGGATACTCGGGTTACCACGTCCGAGGATAACATAACGACCAGTGCGAGCAAAATTACTGCTTTAGAAACCACCGTTGATGATGAAGCTACGGGAGTTGCGGCACAGGGGACGGCGATAACAGCTCTTGATGTTAGGATCACGGATAATGAGGGAGGCCTTACGTCCCAGGCGGAAAGTATTTCGGTCCTTGAAACTGGTGTCGGTGACAATACGGCAGCAATCAGCACAGAAGCAACGACCAGGGCGACAGCGGATACGGCTTTATCAGAGGCCATTACTACAGTACAATCAACCGCTGGTGGCAATACCACGGCTATCAGTGCCAACCTTACCAGCATCAACGGGATAGAGGGTAAATATGCCGTCAAGATTGATAACAATGGGTATGTTTCTGGCTTTGGGTTAATCTCAACAGACAATGATGGAGTGCCTACAAGTGAATTTATCCTTCTTTCTGATAAGTTTTCTATCGTAAAGCCGGGTGCGGAGGTTGGAGAGACGCCCATGGTGCCGTTCGTCGTCGGTGACGTGGATGGCGTTAGTGCGGTTGGTGTTAATGGTAATCTTTTGGTAGATGGCTCCATTTTGGCACATGCAATCCAGGCAGACGCAATAAAGGCTGCACATATTGATACGAATGAGATTTTTGTCGGCTTGAAAATGCAATCCACAAATTATGTGGAAGGCATTACCGGATGGAAGATAGAAGGTGGATTGGCAGAATTTAACAGTATAGTAATGAAATTTACGGCGGGGAGTTCCGGGTATGACAATCTGACAGACAAACCAACTTCTCTAAATGATATTAATTCAGGCGAATATAATATTATTCAAAATTCTATTGAAAGTTGGTTTGACGATGGTGTCCCGACATTATCAAATGTTCCTGCTGTGGATTGGACAACAACAGCATTAAAAGATCAGCACCTGGGCGACCTGTATTATGACAATTTAACCGGATACGCCTATCGTTTCAGGGTGGTAAGCACAACCTATTCCTGGCTTAAATTGACTGATTCAGATATTACGGCAGCCTTGGCCGCCGCCGCAACAGCCCAGGACACGGCAGACGGAAAGCGCAGAGTATTTCTGCCTGTATCAAACCCTGTCCCGCCGTATGATGCCGGGGATTTGTGGGATACAGGGGCCGGGGTCAAACGATGTCAAACGGCTAAGGCTGAGGGGGGCGCATACGCTTCCGACGATTGGATTGGCGTGGCAGACGTGACTGATTATGATACCATCAACACTTATGCAGACAATGCGGCACGTCTTATTTTTTCTTCTGATCCTGATGAAGCAGTCAACATCAACACCGACATTGACGGGGCCGATGAGTTTGAATTCTCTGTTGACTTATTATCAGAAGGCTCTTTGATTCACATCGAATACGAGGGTACGGATAATTTATCAGTGGCCTTGAACGAGACACAATTGGAACAGGATCTTTTAACGTCAACTGATAATTATGGTGATTTAGATTCAGGCTCTGCTTTTAATGATGAACCTGAGACAAACCAATATATTGATCTGTCATTAAAAAGCGGTGCCGGTGAATATGACTACGGGACGGTGATATAATGGCCTGGAAAGCGATTACAGCAAAAGAATTGGTGGCTGGAACCAATAGTTTAAAAATCTGGTCTACTGGTGGTGTCTCCGGCACAATTAAAAAAATTAGAGTATACACATCTGAAGAGGCTGGTTTATTAAACCAATCGTTTAATTCAGATGGATCTTTGTCCACAAACGCTCAATCCCCGGCAATATCAAATCAGCAATCCACGCCGATAATTAGAGCTATAACCGCAGAACAGGCCACATTAACCGAAGTCAAAGCAAGGGCTTATGCTGACGGAATGGTGACAGAGGCTGAAGCCCGTGCCATAGAGGCGGCCCAGGCAAAAGCTGATTTGGCAGAAATTACTGCCAGCGCCTACGCGGATGGAATAGTTACTGCTGAAGAAGCCCGAGCCATAGCAGATGCCCAGGCCAAGGCCGATGCTGCCCAGGCTGCCGCTGAAGTTACTGCCGCTGCTGATGCAACAAGCAAAGCTGATGCTGCCGAAGCCGCTGCCAACGCTTATGCCGTCGCCCAGGATGTTCTTGAGCAGACAAGAGCTGATGCCTACGCAGACGGAATTGTCTCTGATGAA